CACTGCTATTGATATGTATTGTCATAAAAAGTGTATCATTTGATAAGAATAAACCAAACTGACTCATATTGAAGTCAATATCTTGCACATTGTAGATACCGCGCATACTGTAGATATCAGGATCATATTTACGATCTCTGTTTTCCATAAACAACATATCTTGTATGTTAGTTTCTTTTACTGCATCATAACGAGGTTGATCTGCTGTAGCGTCTGCATCATCTGGGTTTTTTGGTCCTAAATACTTGTGTACAAAGATGTCTGTGCCGCCCACAGTGAACATTTCATAGATTCTGTTGTCTATGAATTCATAATCTTTGCCTTTCTCTGGTTTATATAGCGATAGTCTTGGCATACACATATTTAGCGTAAGATAAATACTTGTGGAGAACTTTTCATATGGCCACACTTAAAACAAAGAAACAAGAAGTATTTGACTATGTAAACGCAATGTTAGGCGGAGGAATGGTCGATGTTGAACTAGATCCAGTTCATTATGAAACTGCTTTAGGAAAAGCATTATCAAGATTCAGACAACGTTCTGATAATTCTGTAGAAGAAAGTTATTTCTTTATGCCTACAATAGTTGATCAAAACGAATATACACTACCAAATGAAATTGTAGAAGTTAGAAGAATATTTAGAAGAAGTATAGGATCACGCACAGGTGGTGGAGACGGTGGCACACTATTTGAGCCGTTCAACTTAGCCTATACAAACACATATTTGTTGGCAAGTTCCAATATGGGCGGACTTGCTACATACGATTTCTTTTCCCAATATCAAGAATTAGTAGGTAGAATGTTTGGATCATTTATAGAATTTAAATGGAATACTGCTTCAAAAAAACTTACAATTTTACAACGTTCACGCACTGAAGAAACACTGCTACTTTTATGTTATAACTACAGACCAGATGACCAATTATTAGATGACTATCTTGCAAAGCAATGGATCAAAGACTACACAGTTGCAACTTGCAAATATATGCTAGGTGAAGCAAGATCTAAATTTGCAACAATCGCAGGACCACAAGGTGGCGGACAATTAAATGGTGATGCTCTAAAAGCAGAAGCGCAAGCTGAAATGGAAAAACTTGAACAAGAAGTTAGCACAGCAGTACCAGGCGGTGTAGGCTATGGATTTACCATAGGATAATGGCAGAGTTTAGCCACAAAGAAGCCCATAGGCTTTTTTGGATGGTTAAAGGTCACTTTGGCGCAAGCGAGCAAACTATATTAGAATCAGCACCTGGATACTTTAAGCGTATGTGGAACAATAACGAAGCATATCAGCACGAAGACGGGTTTGAAGAAGCCTACCAAAAAGTACTTGACAAAACAAAATAAAAGTTATATACTATATATTATTTGAAGGATTTCTTATGATTATAGGTATTTGTGGTTTGATAGGTTCAGGAAAAGGCACTGTTGCTGACATCCTTGTTCAAGACTATAATTTTACAAAATTATCATTTGCTGACAGGCTAAAAGACGGTGTAGCTTCTGTGTTTGGTTGGGATAGATCAATGCTAGAAGGCGAAACTGAAACTAGTAGAGCCTGGAGAGAAGAAAAGGATCCTTATTGGTCTGCAGAGTTAGGAAAAGACATTAGTCCAAGACTTATACTGCAACTGTTCGGAACAGAATGTATGCGAAACGGCTTCTATGATGGAATATGGGTAAGTTTAGTTAAGAAGCATATTGTTGACAATCCTAATAAAAATTTTGTTATTCCAGATGTACGTTTTGAAAATGAAGCAAACATGCTTAAAAGCATACATGGAGAAATATGGCGTGTAAGAAGAGGTCCTGATCCTGTATGGTTTAGAATGTATACAGACTTAGGTCAAGAACCTACAGATGTACATAAGTCTGAATGGGCTTGGGCCAATGTAAAATTCAACAAAGTTATAGACAATAATGGTACATTATTACAACTTAGAAGTCAGGTAAAAGGTCACCTTGCTTCCAGCGTACACCTAACTTCTGCATAATTCTTTGACAATTAGCACAAATAGTTTTCAAATTGCTAGGTCGGCAATTTGTTAAATCTCCGTCTATATGAAAGACATTAAATTGTTCATTATGTTTGCTTTTGAAGCCACACTTTTCGCAAAACTGTTTCTTTTCATAACCACTCATTTTCCATTTAGGAATACCGTGTCCTACACCATTGCGTAAACAGGTTTCACATTTTTTCCTATAGAAAACTTTTTTTCCTTTGCGATAATTAATAGCCGCAGGCCGTTGTCCACATACACATAAAGGTCTCATATTGTATTTACCTCACCTTTTTGATCCCTTTTTGAATGTAATTTGCGGTATATTTTTAAAATAATATGCTAAATAATAATAACAAGTTTATGTCCACAATAGGAGAAAAAGAATGGCACTAGTATCACCAGGCGTACAGGTTTCAGTAATAGACGAAAGTTTTTACACCCCAGCTGAACCAGGTACAACACCAATGATTTTTGTTGCAACAGCAACAAACAAGACTAATGCAGCAGGAACAGGTACAGCACCTGGAACTACAGCTGCAAAAGCAGGAACACCATACCTACTAACTTCACAAAGAGATTTAGCAGATACATTTGGTGATCCAATATTTAAAACAGACACTAACAATAATCCAGTGCATGGCGGCGAACTAAACGAATATGGTTTGCAGGCTGCATATTCATACTTAGGTGTAGCGAATAGAGCATGGGTAGTGAGAGCAGATGTTGACCTTGCAGAATTAGAACCTTCTGCTACAGCTCCTGCAGCTCCTCCAACTAACGGAACTTATTGGTTAGACACACAAAATTCTTTATGGGGAATACAAGAATGGAATGGTAAATCTGTGCTTGAAAGCGGTCAAACATTTACAAATAAAGTGCCAGTTGTAATTTATGACACAGCAGAATTAAGCAATACAGGAAGTCTTTCAACTAACGGTTATTCAGGAAACATTCCAGCATCTAGCATAGGTGTTGTAGGTCAGTATGCAGTAGTTGCTGCTGATAGTACACTTATTAGAGTATTTTACAGAAACAGTGCAGGTACTTGGGTGCTTGTTGGAAGCGATGCGTGGACTAAGAGCTGGCCAACTATTAAAGGCGGAGCAAGTAATCCTACATTTAGTATTTCTAATTCAATTTCAATTAACGGTACTAGTGTTTCTATTGCAAGTTCAGATACAGTCACAGACGTTGCGGCTACAATTAACGGACTTTCTATACCAGGTGTGACGGCAGCTGCTGTTGAATCTAAATTAGAAATTTATAGTGACGGAACAGGCAGTGCATCAGAAGACTCAAGCGCAGGCGGAGAAATATTGATAGGCGGTAATGCCACACTACTAACAGAACTAGATATAGATGCTGGTACATATTATCCACCAGCAGTACAGATCAGTAAACACACTAGCATTCCAGAATGGAAAATTGGTGACGATGTTGGTATTCAAGGAAATCCACCTACAGGAATAAGTGCAAGACCTACAGGAAGTGTATGGTTAAAAACAACTACTCCTAATTTAGGTATGTCACTTTCATTGAAAAAATGGAATGACGGCACAGGTTTATGGGAAGCTATTACAGTTCCTGTATATGATGACAATGTAGCAGCAATATATGGATTAGATTCCACAGGAGGTGGTACTAATTTATTAGCAGGTGATGTTTACCTACAATCAAATGTTGCAGGTGATAGTTCTCCTTTAGGAACTTTCAAACTACAAAAAAGATCATCTGCAGGTGCAACTACTATTACAAGTGCTAAAATTACAGCAAGTACATTTAGTAGTTTTGTAGGTGCAAAAAGTTTCACAGTAGAAACTACATCACCAACAATAGCAACTTTTAGACCAGCTAAAACAATTAGTATTACATTTACAGGTGCAGTTGCAGATTCAACTTTACTAGCAGGTGCAATTAACGATGCAAATATCGATCGTGTAAGTGCAAGTGTTGACAGTGCAAACAGAGTTGTTATTACACACAGCACAGGCGGAGATATCAAGTTTGTTGATACTGACACAGTATTAAACACAGCAGGATTTACACCATTTGTTGACGCTACAGAAGGAACACCTAATTTAATTTATGTTCCTGGTACAACTGTAGACACAGATCCAAAACAATTCCAAGCAACACTTTGGTCTCCAATCAACAGCGAAGGTGCAAGATTCTACACTGCAAAAGACACCGAAGTCACAGCTGTCACAGCAGATGGCAGACTTTGGTACAACTCAATTGTTGACGAAGTTGATATACTTGTACACAACGGTAGCGAATTTGTAGGATATGCATATGATGGATCTAGCGGACAAAGTTCTACTAAATCACCATTCTATGACAATGGAACAGATCCAGCAGGACCAATTGTAAGTGCTACTAAACCACTGCTACAAAGCGATGGTACAGCTCTTGCTACAGGCGACCTTTGGATTGACACTTCAGACATTGAAAACTATCCAACAATCTATAAATTCAACAATAACAGAACAGATCTTGCAATAGCTGATAGATGGTTTTTAGTTGACAAAACAGACCAAACTACAGAAGATGGTATATTATTTGCAGATGTTAGATATAATACAGCAGGTAATAATTCAGATACTGCTGGTGATATTGATGATTTACTTTCAAGCGATTTTGTTGACCCTGATTCACCAGATCCAGCACTATATCCAAAAGGTATGCTGTTATGGAACTTACGTAGAAGTGGATTCAATGTTAAGAAATATGTAAAAAATTATATTAACACAGCTCAAAACAACACAAGATACGGTGCAGGAACAGGCGAATCTATGGCAGGATATGATGCAGATAGATGGGTCACTGAAAGTGCTAACCAAGAAGACGGTTCAGGTACTTTTGGACGTAAGGCACAACGTAAAGTTGTTGTACAAGCTCTACAAGCACTAGTTAACTCCAATGAAGAAATTAGAGATGACGAATCAAGATTGTTTAACTTAATGTCATGTCCTGGTTATCCAGAATTGATTGGTGAAATGAAATCTCTAAATTATGACAGAGGTTTAACAGCATTTGTACTTGGAGATAGTCCATTTAGACTAACACCTGATGCAACATCTTTAAATAACTGGGCAACTAACCAAGCACTTGCTCCAGAAGATAACGATGACGGTTTGGTCACATCAGACCCATACCTAGGTGTTTACTATCCAGCAGGATTTACAAGTGATAACTTTGGAAACAATGTTGTTGTTCCATCAAGTCATATGATGATGCGTACTATTGCATTAAGCGATCAAGTATCGTTCCCATGGTTTGCACCAGCAGGTACAAGACGTGGTGGCATTACAAATGCAACATCTACAGGTTATATTAACAGTGAAGGTGAATTTGTTTCTACTGCACTTAATGAAGGTCAAAGAGATACACTGTATGCAAATGCAGTTAACCCAATTACATTTATTACAGGAGCAGGATTAGTTGCATTTGGACAAAAAACAAGACAACTTGCAGCAAGTTCACTAGATAGAATCAACGTAGCAAGACTAGTTATCTACTTACGTAGTCAGCTTAATACACTTGCTAAGCCTTACTTGTTTGAACCAAATGACAAGATTACAAGAGATGAGATTAAACAAGCTGCTGAAAGTTTACTATTAGAACTAGTAGGACAAAGAGCATTGTATGATTACCTTGTAGTTTGTGATGAATCAAACAATACACCAAACAGAATTGATAGAAATGAACTACACCTAGACATTGCTATTGAACCTGTTAAGGCTGTTGAGTTTATTTACATTCCACTAAGACTTAAAAATACTGGAGAAATAGCAGGACTGTAAGATTGATAAATACTTATAGATTAGGAGCAAATTAAATGGCAATATCAACACTATCAAAAATTACAGTGCCTTTGGCAAGCGGAGATTCTGCAAGTAACCAAGGCCTGTTGATGCCCAAATTACAATATCGTTTTAGGGTATCATTAGAAAACTTCGGAACTTCAACTCCGACAACAGAATTAACCAAGCAAGTTGTTGATGTAACTAGACCAAACGTATCCTTTGAGCAAATGACATTAGACATTTACAACTCAAAAGTATACTTGGCAGGTAAACATACTTGGGAACCAATTACACTTAACTTACGTGAAGATGTAAACAACAATGTGCAAAAACTTGTTGGTGAACAACTTCAGAAACAATTCGATTTCTTTGAACAGTCGAGTGCGGCATCAGGACTTGA